TAGAATACAAGCTATGAAATTATATTATGAAGATGAATTAGCGAGAGCACTAGCAGAAGATGGATCTTCTTCTAGTACAATAATAACACCTAAAACTTATTATCCAGGAGCATAATGGCATTTACAAGAGGGAAACACGCAAAAGCAATATCAGACAGATCAGGAATGGAGTTTCCATACAATGAGATGGTTAAAGAGTGGAATGGTCATTTTGTACATAAATCTGAGTATGAAGAAAAACATCCACAGTTAGAATTAAGATCAAGAGCGGGTGATTCTCAAGGTTTAAGAGATGCAAGACCTGCAAGAACAGAAAATGAGGTTGCTGCTATGTTAGGAAATAATCCTTTCTCTATTACTGCAAGCTCTCAGACAATTACAGTAACAGAAATAAACCATGGAAGAAGTTCAAGCGATACTGTAAGATTTAGAAATGTTCGAGGAAGCCCTGGAGGAGTGTCTGCATCTACGTTTGAAAATGCTTCAGGATTTAGTATAACAGTTACAACAACAGATAAATACACTTTTAGTTTAGGGGCAACTCCGAGTGTAACAGAAAAAGGAGGAGGACCAACTGTGTCTGCAGGACCAGTTAGTCTATCAGCATAATGGCAGGATTAAGTGCATCAGGATTAAAAACACAAATAAGAAGTTACACAGAAGTAGACTCAACTGTATTATCAGACAGTGTATTAGAAAACATCATCTTAAACGCACAATATAGAATTTTTAGAGATGTCCCTATTGATGCAGATAGAAAAACATCTACAGGAAATTTTACATCTGGAACAAATAATGTAACTGTTCCAGCAGGAGCTGTATTTATTAGAGCGGTGCAGGTTTATACTGCAACTGGATCTACATTTACAGGTGCTAACACTTATTTAGAAAAAAGAGATATTACATTTTTAGAAGAATATATTGCAGCAACTACATCTACTGGAACACCCAAATATTATGCAATGCTAGATACAGGAGCAACTGGAGAAAGCTCATCAAACTCTGGATCTATCATTGTATCACCGACACCGAGTGCAACATTTGCATACAAAATACACTACAACGCAGCGCCAGCATTATTAGAAAATGATGATACTAATTATATTAGTATGAATTTTCCAAATGGTCTGCTATATTGTTGTCTAGCAGAAGCTTACGGGTTTCTAAAAGGTCCAGCTGATATGCTGCAATTATACGAACAAAAGTATCAACAAGAAGTACAAAAATTTGGAGGGGAACAAATAGGTAGAAGACGAAGAGATGACTATACAGACGGAACAGTCAGAATCCCAGTTAACTCACCTACACCTTAAGGACTAAATTATGGCATCAACATTTTCAGATCTAGGTATAGAACTAATGGCAACCGGCGAGAATGCCGGTACATGGGGTACAAAAACTAATACCAACTTACAAATTGTAGAAAAAGCAATCGCTGGTTACGTAGAAAAATCTATTGCTGGCGGTGCACAGACAACAACTTTATCAATTACAGACGGTGATACAACTGAGTCAACATCTGTTGCAAGACATGCAGTTATAAAATTAACGGGGACTATTACAGGTAATCAAGTTGTAACTGTTCCAGATTCAATTGAAAAAGTTTATATCGTGGTAAATGGAACATCAGGTTCTTTTACTGTTCAATTTAAAACTGCATCAGGGACTGGTGTAACATTTGGTGCATCTGATAAAGGGACAAGATTATTATTTTCTGATGGGACAAATATTGTAGACACTGCAACAGGTGGTGTTGGATCCTATGATTTAAATGGTGAAACATTAATTTTAGATGCTGATCAAGATACAAATATTACAGCAGACACAGATGATCAAATAGATATTGCAATCGCTGGAGCAGACGATTTTCAATTTACGGCAAATACATTTACAGCTTTATCTGGAAGCACAATTGCAACAAACACAATTGCAGAAACAACATCTGGATCTGGTGTAACAATAGACAGCGTTTTAATTAAAGATAATAAAGTTGATGTTAACGGAACAGCTGGTGCAATTATATTAGATGCTGATGCAGATACACATATAGGCGCAAACACAGATGATGAAATTTTATTTACTGCAGCGGGAGAAGCTCAATTAAAAATTACAGATGGTGCTATATTACCCAGCACTGATGATAATATAGATTTAGGTAGTTCGTCAGCACAATTTAAAGACGGATTTTTTGACGGAACTTTAGAAGCAGATGCTATTACTGTTGGTGGCACAGCTGTTCTAACTGGTGGTGCAGTAACGTCCATAACATCTATTTTAAATACAAGTTTAGTTGTTGGAAGAGATGCAGATAATGATATAGATTTTGCAACAGATAATAATATTTTATTTAGAGCTTCTGGTGCAGATCAAATTAAATTAGTAGACGGTGCTTTAGCACCTGTAACAGATAATGATGTTGATTTAGGGACATCTAGTTTAGAATTTAAAGATGCATTTTTTGATGGCACGGTCACTACAGATGCATTAGCTGCAGACACTGCTAATATAGATGGTGGTTCTATAGATGGTGCAACTCTAGGTACAAACAGTGCAATTACACAAGCTGTTATTGATAATATAAATATTAATGGTGCAACTATAGGTCATACTTCAGATACAGATTTATTAACACTTGCAAGTGGAGTGTTAACAGTTGCTGGTGAAGTATCCATGACTACATTAGACATTGGTGGAACTAATGTAACTTCAACTGCAGCAGAGTTAAATATACTTGATGGAGTTACATCAACAGCAGCAGAATTAAATATATTAGATGGTGTTACATCTACAGCAGCAGAGTTGAACATATTAGATGGTGTTACATCCACAGCATCAGAATTAAATTTATTAGATGGTGATACTTCTGTTGGTGGTTCTATTACCATAGCTGACTCTGATGGAGTTGTAGTTAACGATGGTGGAACCATGAAAACCATTCCTGCATCTGATTTTAAAACTCTTGTTGGCGCTGCAGCTGGTGGATTTTCTATAGCAAATTTAGATATTGATGGTGGCACAGATATAGGTGCTGCATTAGCAGATGCTGATTTATTAATAGTTGATGATGGTGCTGGTGGAACAAATAGAAAAATGGCAGCGTCTAGACTCCAAACTTATATTGAGGGTAAAATTAGTGGCGATATTACAATATCAAGTGGTACAGCCGCAATAGGATCTGGAGTGATTGTAAATGCAGATATTAATTCATCAGCAGCCATAGCAGACTCTAAATTAGACACAATATCAACAGCTGACAAAGTTAGTTTAGCTGCATTAGATATAGATGGTGGCACAGATATAGGAGAGGCCATTGTAGATGCAGATTTATTTATAGTAGATAATGGAGCAGGAGGCACTAATAGAAAAGTGGCTGCTTCAAGATTAGTAACATATATTGATGCAAATTCTAGTGCTGCATCAGTAGGAAAAGCTATTGCAATGGCAATCGTATTCGGATAAAAGGAGAATAATATGGCAACACCAAACATAGTAAACGTAGCAACAATTAATGCTAAAAATGCAACAGGAGCAGTCACCACTTCAAGAGCAGTTGCAGTAGACGTAGCCGCTGATAAAGTAGCAAAAATAAATACAATACTTATTGCTAACATTGATGGAACAAACGCTGCCGATATTACAATCGAAGTTAGTGTAGATAATGGATCTAGCTATGTTAAGATTGCTAATACAATATCAGTGCCAGCAGATGCAACTTTAAGTTTTTTAGAAAATCCAATCTATTTAGATGAAACAGATCAATTAGCTGTAACAGCAAGTGCTAACAGTGATTTGACTTATTTCATATCTTATGAAGAATTAGACGACGCGTAGGAGGTTTAAATTATGGCTGGCAGAAATGGCGGAATAATTGGACCAATAAATGTAACTTCTTTTGGGAAGTGTACTCAAACTGTTAGAACATCAAACACACCTAGTGCAGTTACAACACAACCAGGAACACGTTTTGTCAACACATTAATTGTTGCTGGAGGTGGTGGTGGAGCTGGAGCTAGAGGTGGTGGCGGTGGAGCTGGTGGTCTAAGAAATATATCATGTATATCAGTTTGTGGTAATACGGCTTTAGGAGCTGTCGTTATTGGTGGTGGAGGATCTGGTGGAAGTAGTGGAAATGGAGCAGCTGGTAGTAATTCTTCTATTGTAATTGGATGTACCACTTATACCTCTACTGGTGGTGGACTTGGAAGATCATTAAATGGACCTGGAACAGATGGTGGACCTGGTGGTTCTGGAGGTGGAGCGCAATTTCAGGGTAGCGGTGGATCAGGAACAGCATGTCAAGGTAACGATGGTGGAGATGGTGATACTAATCCAGATGGATCAAACGCTGGCGGTGGAGGCGGTGGAGCAGGTGGTGCAGGAGGACCTTCTCCTCCCCCAAGTGGAGCTGGTGGAGCTGGTGGAAATGGTTTAGATGTTAGTCCTGATTATGGGACAGGAAGTGGTGTTTGTGGAGTTTTTGCAGGTGGAGGTGGTGGTGCAGGTGAACCTCCAGCCCCAGTAGGAGCAGCAGGGCCTGGAGGTGGAGGTGCTGGTAGTCATTCAAATGGAGCAGCTGGAACAACAAACACTGGAGGAGGTGGAGGTGCAGGTGGTAATGAACCTACGAGTGGTGGCAATGGTGGATCAGGTATAGTTATCGTAAAAGAATTAAATAAAGCAAGTGGTGTATTTAACGTTCATGATCAATTTGATGCTCTATTAGAAGGAACATGGCCTAAAGCTCAAGTAGGAATAGATAATGCAAATATTATAGTGGTTGCTGCAGGTGGTGGCGGTGGAGCAGATAATGGAGCTGGTGGAGGAGCTGGTGGTGTATTAGTATTACAATGTGTTTCTTTAGGTTTTGGAAGTTTACCAGTTACAATAGGTGCTGGTGGTCGTGGTTCAAGAACAGGGCCAGGAAATCCACAACCCGCACCACTATCACCAGCCACAGTTGGTGGTAATACAGTTTTAGTAACACAAGCACCAAGTCCTCAAACATTTACGGCAAATGGTGGAGGTGCTGGTGGAGCACCAGGAAGACCTTGCACAGTTAGAAATGGAGGTTCTGGTGGTGGAGGATCAAGAGGTGGAGAATCTGGTGGTACTGCAACTCAAACTGATCACCCTGCTTTTCCAGGTTCAGCTTTTGGTGATCCAGGAGGAGATGGTAGTCCAGAATTTTCTGGTGGTGGAGGAGGATCACAAGGTGCGGGTGCTGATGCACCAGCAAGTGCAGGTGGTTCAGGAGGATCAGCAAGAGATTTTTCTCCATTCTTTACTCAATCTTTACCTCAATCAAGACTTGCAGGGGGTGGAAGTGCAGGTAATGGCCCAACAAATCCTTTAGCAACAGATGGTGGTGGTGGTAGAGGACATCCAAATCCTGCTCCAAATGAAAAAGGAGAAGCAGGAGATGCCAACACTGGTGGTGGTGGAGGTGGTGGAGGAGGAAATCCTCCAGGAAGATGTGGTGGTGCAGGAGGTTCAGGGGTAATTGTTGTTGAATATCCAGGACCTGCTAGGGCAACTGGTGGTAGCGTTAACACTGCCTGTGGAACTACTAGACACGTATTTACAAGTTCAACTAATTTAGTTATTCCAGGATTTTAAAAACGTTGATTATTTTATAAAATTAAATTATAAATTAAATTTTAAGGAGAAAATAAACATGGCACATTTTGCAGAATTAGAATCAAAAACAGATCCAACAGGTTTTACATCAGATACACATTTAATTGTAAAAAGAGTTGTAGTGGTCGGAAATGACTGTGTACCTTCAGATGAACACGTTGATGGTGAAATATGGTGTGTTAATTTTTTTAAAGGTGGCACTTGGAAACAAACATCTTATAATCATAATTTTAGAAAACAATACGCAGGTATTGGATATAGATATGATCCATCCAAAAATAAATTTATTACACCACAACCTTTTGCATCTTGGTCACTAGATGCTAGTGACGATTGGCAAGCACCAATTACATACCCATCAGTAACTGATGATGGTCAAGATCCTGTTGTCTGGTTTTATAGAATTTCTTGGAACGAAACAAAATACAACGCTAACAACAATACAGGTTGGGAAGCAACTAAATCAAACGACAACTCGGAAACACCTACCAAATATAATTGGAATGGCACAGCTTGGGTGTCCGAATAGGAGACTCAAATGGCCAGAACTAATGGCGGTATAATCGGTAAAAGAAACCTAACTTCTTTTGGGAAGTGCACAGTTACATCTAAAACTTCTACAGGATGTGTTTCATTACAACCAGGAACTAGAATTGTTAAAACAGCTATCATCTCTGGTGGAGGAGGTGGTGGAAGAGATAGAGCAGCTGGTGGTGGAGCTGGTGGTGTTTTAAATAAAGAATTAAATGCACAGGGAACTGCACCAGTTGTTATCGGTGGTGGTGGTGCTGCTGGTGGTCCACCCGCTAATCCAGGATCAGATGGAGTAGCATCAAGTTTTAATGGCACAAGTTCTGTTGGTGGTGGTGGCGGTGGACAATCAAATGCAACAGGAAGACCAGGAGGATCTGGTGGCGGTGGTGGCGGTGCTAATCCAGGTTGTACAGGTGAAGCTGGCGGAAGTGGTACGGCTTGTCAAGGTAATGATGGTGGAACAGGAGCTAATCCTAATTCACCAATAAGCACAGATACAAGAGGATCTGGTGGTGGAGGAGGAGCTGGCGGTGTTGGGGGTAATGCTGTCACGGGAGCTTTTCCAGGATCTGGAAGAGGTGGTAATGGAGGTGCAGGAGTAGACCTTTCAGGATGTTATCCAGGAGTACTAAGAACAACTTTTGCAGGTGGTGGAGGTGGTGGAACTAGAATACCAGGATGTAACTCAGGTGGCGCTTCTAATGGTGGTGGAAGAGGAGCTTCTCCAAGTATACCAGCTGTTGCAGGATCATGTAATAGTGGTGGCGGTGGTGGAGGAGGTGATGGTTGTGGTAATGCTGGCGGTGCTGGTGGTTCAGGAATCGTCATGGTAAAAGAATTAAACAAAGCAAGTGGTGTATGGAATTTAAAAAGTCAATTTCAAGCCAAGTCTCAAGGAACATGGCCTAAACCTCAAGATACATTTACTTTAAATTATTTAGTAGTAGCGGGTGGTGCAGGTGCAGGTAATGATATTGCTGGAGGTGGTGGGGCTGGAGGCTATAGGGCTTCTGGTTTTGGACCTTCTCCATTACAAGGCACGGCAGCAACAGTTAGTGGATTTTGTGGAGCAAGTGTTTCAATAACAGTAGGAGGCGGTGGATCAGGTTCATCAGGTGGAAATACTGGAACAGATGGAAATAATTCAATATTTAATGTTTGTGGGGTAGAAGGAACTTCAAAATTTACATCAGAAGGTGGAGGAACTGGAGGGGGTAATCCTCTTGCTCCTAATAATAGCCCTAGAAATGGAAACACTGGAGGGTCAGGTGGTGGAGGTGCAAGATGCCATGGTGCTGGAGTAGGTTCAGGTGGAGCTGGTAATACACCTCCTACGGATCCACCTCAAGGAAATAATGGTGGAAATGGTTTTTCAAACAATGCAGGTGGTGGAGGAGGTGGAGCTGGAGCTGTAGGGGCAAACGCTTCAAGTGGAACTGGTGGAAATGGTGGGGCAGGTGTAACGAATAATATTAATAATTCATGCACAACGTACGCGGGTGGTGGAGGCGGAGGAACATCAGGTTCTACAGCTGGATCAGGTGGATCAGGTGGTGGAGGTAATGCTGGCACTTCAGGAAACGGATCAGCTGGATCAGCTAATACTGGCGGTGGTGGTGGAAGCACACAATGTGGAACTGGAGGTGCAGGAGGTTCAGGTATTGTAATAGTTAGAGGACCAAGTGCGGTTACTTTTACAGTTTCTCCAGGAACTAATTCAACATCAACTCACCCTGGTGGAGATAAATTAGCTACATTTACGGCTACTGGGACATTGACTATTTCATAAAAATAGATATATTGTTTTTATGGTGGTAAAAGAAAGAATATGAATTTAACAAATTATTATTGGTATTTTCAATCAGTAATACCTTCTCGTATATGCGATGATATTGTAAAGTATGGTCAACAACTTCAAGATCAAATGGCGATTACTGGTGGTTATGGTAATAGAAAATTAAATCAAAAAGAGATAAAAGATTTAAAAACAAAAAGAGATTCTAATATTGTCTGGATGAGTGACAGATGGATTTACAAAGAAATACAACCTTATGTACATCGAGCAAATGTAAATGCGGGTTGGAATTTTGAATGGAATTTTTCTGAGTCTTGTCAATTTACAAAATACAAAAAAGGCCAATACTATGATTGGCATTGCGATAGTTGGGATAGACCTTATTTCAAACAAGATAATCCACAAGATCCATCTAATGGAAAAATTAGAAAACTATCAGTAACAGTAACTTTATCAGATCCAAAAGATTATAAAGGCGGTGAGTTAGAATTTGATTTTAGAAATTTAGATCCAGATAAACCAAGGAAACCACTAAAATGTAAAGAGATATTACCTAAAGGATCTTTGGTTGTTTTTCCTTCTTTTGTGTGGCATAGAGTATGCCCAGTTAAAAAAGGCGAAAGAAATAGTTTAGTAATATGGAACTTAGGATGGCCATTTAAATGAAAAAGAAAAAAATAAAAACAGTTAAACAAGAGTTAATGTTTCCTAAACAATTAACAAGAGAAGATTTTTTTAGTTGTCCAATATGGTATGGTGATGAACCAGGGTTTGTTAATGAATTAAATAATGCATCAGATCCTTACATTGAAGCATCGAAGAAAAATTTAAAAGAGTCCATAGATAAACGAAATAAAAAATTTGGAAACAAAGGAGATATGGGTCATGTGTTTCATTCTACATCTTTGATAGGTGATCCTAAATTTAAAAAGTTACAAGATTACATTGGTGCTACAGCACATAATTTATTAGTTGAGATGGGATTTGATTTAACAAATTATACGGTATTTATTACAGAAATGTGGGTGCAAGAGTTTGCTAAAAAAGGCGGAGGACATCACACATTACATACACATTGGAATGGTCACATATCTGGTTTTTATTTTTTAAAAGCAAGTGATGCTACATCTATGCCATTATTTGAAGATCCAAGACCAGGTAATGTTATGAATCTTTTACCAGAAAAAGATAAAACAAAAGTATCTTATGCATCTTCACAAATTAATTATAAAGCTCAACCAGGAAAAACTATGTTCTTTCCATCATACATACCACATCAATATATTGTAGATATGGGTTATGAGCCATTTAGATTTATTCACTGGAATTGTCAGGCAATACCTAATAGTGTGTTAAACTATGCAAAATAAAGACATGAAAAAAGCAGTAATAAAAACTATGTTAGAAAGTAATTCAATAAAAAATAAACCAAATTTTATAGATAATTTTATAAAATCTAAAATGCAACTGAAAGGAAAAAATGTCATTAAAAAAATCGGCGTTCCAAAAAAATAAATACAGTGTTTTAAAAAATGCTATATCAAGAGAAATGGCTGATTTTTGTTTTGCATATTTTTTAAACAAAAGAAGAGTTGCAAGATTTTTATTTGATCAAAGATACATATCACCGTTTACAGAATACTATGGTGTGTGGAACGATGAACAAGTGCCAAATACATATTCTCACTATGGAGATATAGTCATGGAAACTTTGTTACAAAAAGTAAAACCTGTCATGGAAAAACATACAGGATTAAAATTAAGTGAGACTTATTCTTATGCTAGAATATATAAGAAAGGTGATGTGTTAGCTAGACACAAGGATAGGTATTCTTGTGAAATATCTACTACATTAAATCTTGGTGGCGATGCATGGGCTATATATTTAGATCCAACAGGCAACAAGGGTCAAGCAGGAATTAAAGTAGATCTAAAACCAGGTGACATGTTAATATATTCAGGATGCGATCTTGAACATTGGCGAGAAGAATTTACTGGCGAAAATTGTGGACAAGTATTTTTACATTATAACAAAGCAAAATCAAAAACAGCCAAAGAAAACGAATACGATAAAAGACCATTTTTAGGGTTGCCTGCATGGTATAAAGGCTTTAAATTACCTAAATAATATTGTATATAATAGTTTGGCGGGAGATCTCCACCACACCATCTCTCGCCTAATTATTAAGGATTTTGTATGTTACAAAAAGTAAAATTTGCACCAGGATTTAATAAACAAGTTACATCAACAGGTGGTGAAAGCCAATGGGTTGATGGTGATAATGTTCGTTTTAGATATGGTACACCTGAAAAAATAGGCGGTTGGTCACAATTAGGATCTGTTCAGATAACAGGTAGAGCAACAGCTATTCATCACTTTGTAAATACATCAGGTATCAAATATGCCATCCTAGGAACAAACAGAATTTTATATGCATACTCTGGTGGTATATTTTACGATATACATCCCATTAAATCTACGACTACTTTAACAAGTGCATTTAGCACAACCAATGGTTCAAAGACTGTAACATTAACTTTTTCGTCAGCACATAATATAAATAAATTTGATATTATATTATTAGATAATTTTACTGCTATAACCAACTCTGGTTTTACATCCACTGATTTTGATGACAACAAATTCATGGTAACATCAATACCAACGGACACCACACTTACGATAGAAATGGACTCTAACGAGTCTGGTTCTGGTGCCTCTACGTCTGGTGGCATAAGAGTTCAACATTACTACTCTGTAGGACCTGCAGTTGAGGTTGCATCTACAGGTTGGAGTCTTGGATCATGGGGCGGGCAACAAGCGGGTCAGTTTACATCTACACTATCATCATCAATAAATGCAAGTGTAACAAGTTTAACAATGGCCAGCTCATCTTCATTTCCATCAACAGGTACGATATTGATAGATAATGAATTAATTACTTATACAGGTAACGACAATAGTGGAACCTTATCTGGTTTAACAAGAGGAGCATCGGGTACAACAGCAGCCACACACTCGTCGGGTGCAACAGTGACAGATGCATCAAACTTTTTTGCATGGAACGCTGCAGCATCAGGAGATATTGTAACTGCACCAGGACTTTGGTCTTTAGATAATTTAGGTAATAAATTAATTGCAACTATAAATGGCGGTGAAAGTTTTGAATGGGATTCTAATCCTACAGGTGCAACATCTACTAGGGCAACTATTATAACAGGAGCACCAACAGCCTCTGCGTTTAGCTTAGTATCTACTCCAGACCGTCACTTAGTATTTTTTGGAACAGAAACAACAATTGGAACTAAATCTACACAAGACCCTATGTTTATAAGATTTTCTTCTCAAGAAGATATTAACACATATGCACCAAGTGCAACTAATACTGCTGGCACACAAAGACTAGCTGATGGGTCTAAATTAGTTGGAGCAATTAGAGGCCGTGATGCAATTTATATTTGGACTGACACTGCATTATTTACTATGAGATTTGTTGGTCCACCATTTACTTTTTCTTTTCAACAAGTTGGTACAAACTGTGGATTAATTGGACAAAATGCAGCCATTGAAGTTGATGGTACTGCATACTGGATGTCAGAAAATGGTTTCTTTAGATATGCTGGTAGACTAGAATCACTACCATGTTTAGTTGAAGACCATGTTTTTGATGATATTAATACTACGCCTAAACAACATATTAATGCAGGATTAAATAATTTGTTTGGTGAAGTAATGTGGTTTTATCCAAATTCAGGTTCTGGTGTTGTAAACAGAATGGTAGCATATAATTATCTAGACTCAAGTCCCGAGCGACCAGTGTGGACTACAGGGACACTAGCAAGAACAGCATGGGAAGACTCTGCTATATTTGGTAAACCACATGCAACTGAATACGACTCAAGTGCAGAAACAGCAGACACAGATGTTAACTATGTTCATGGTAACACAGATGGTGCATCAACGTATTACGAACATGAAACAGGTTTAAATCAAGTTAAATTAGGTCAGACAACTGCTATTACAGCAAACATAGAGTCAGGTAGTTTTGATATTGGCTCGCAAGGTTTAAACGGTGATGGTGAGTTTATGATGAAAATAAGAAGAGTAATACCAGACTTTTTATCTCAAACAGGTGATGCAAGAGTTACACTTAATTTAAAAGATTTTCCAAACCAGACAAAAGCAAGTTCTTCTTTAGGACCGTTTACAATTAACAGCAGTTCAACTAAAATAGACACACGTGCTAGAGCTAGAGAGATATCACTAAAAGTAGAAAATACTAGCACAAGTCAGTTTTGGAAATTAGGAACTTTTAGAATAGATTATCAACCGGATGGTAGAAGATAATGCCGTTAAATAAAAAAGGTAAAAAAATAATGAAGTCTATGAAAAAACAATATGGTAAAAAACGTGGTGAACAAGTTTTCTACGCATCATTAAATAAGAAAAAAATTAAAGGAGTTAAAAAAGCATAATGGCAAAGATAGTACAATCACTAACACAACCACCAAAAGAGTATGACCAAGTTTCATTTTTATCTTTAGTTAGAGATTTAAATGGTTTGATAGAAAAATTAAACACCACTTTTCAAGAGGAAAAAACAGAAGACAACGATGCAATTGTTTTCTTTTTAGGGTAAGTATGGCAAATGTTTTTGTAAATAAAAAAGTAGATTTAACATCTGATGCAACCACAACTTTATATACTGTTCCAACTGCGACCACAGCTATTATAAAATCAATACTTGTAAGCGATGATTCTGGTAGTGGTAGTAGTGTAACAATAACTTTAACTAACACTAGTGACGCTGTTTTTAGTGTTGCTTTTCAAAAAGTAATTCAAGCAAACGAACCTACAGAAATATTAACAAATCCATTAGTGGCTGAAGCTGGGGAGATTATAAAAGTTGCGGCTGCCAATGCAAATAGACTCCATGTGATTCTATCGGCTATGCAAGTAACACCTAGAACTGTTACAACATAGCCTTGATTTACTCGTAAAAAACGAGTAATAATGTAAATTCAGGTGAAATTCCTGCCTTTTTAAAATAAACAACATTTAACATATATGATTAATAGAGCAAAAATGCCAAGACAGTTGCGTAATAAAGGCGGGATTACAAATGTGGTTCCTAGAACAAATTATCTACTTGGTGGTATTAAAAAAAGAATTAGAAAACTTATACCAAATGAACTTGCGAGTGTTGCAGTTAAAGCTGCACCGTTTGTTGCACCATTTAATCCAGCGATTGCAGGATTGATGAGAGGTATAGGTCGATTTGATCAAAGAGGTAGTTTGTCTGATGCATTTAAACAAGGCATAGCTACAGCTGGACTGGGTGTTGGTGCAAGAGCACTAGGTGGAGCAACAGACATTACAGGTGGTGGAATTAGAGGTGGTCTTACATCTCCACTAAGTCCTGATAGAACAACTGCAATTAAAGATTTTTTTAGTCCTAAAGATAAAAAAGAAACAGACTTTATTAAAAAAGTTACTGGAGATACTAAAAAAAATGTTGGCTTTAAATCTGTGAAAGATGCAACTGGATTATTTAAAGATGTACCAATACTAAAAGACCTGCCAAATTTAGTTCAACAACAGATATTAGTCGGCGGTGTATCGGGAGCATTGACTTATATTTATCAAGCATTCTTAGCAGAGGAGCCACCTCAAGAAGAAGGTGAAACTTACGAGGAGTATATGGCTAGAAGAAAAGAAAACGTTGGCAGAAAAATGAAAGGTTATTTTGATAATTATTTTAAATTTGATAAAGATTACTCATCTATGACTGACGAGCAAAAACAAGAATTTATTGATAGAGTTAATGTTAAAAAGGGTGGTATGCCAACAGGTATTATGAGAACTAATAAAGCTGGAGTTATGGAGCGAGATTACAGAGACAAGGGTGGATTTGTTCCTGTAGGCATTAAAGAGAAAGCAGATGACGTGCCAGCCATGTTATCTAAGAACGAATTCGTATTTACTGCCGACGCGGTTCGAGGAGCAGGCAACGGCAGCATTGAAAAGGGAGCACAAAGAATGTATGATACAATGAAAAAATTAGAGAAAAGAGTAGTATAATGGAAGAAGAAAAAAAATCAGGTATAGGATCTTTATTAGGAGGAGTAGCTGGAGCAGTTAGAGGAGCAGGTCAAAATATCGCTACATTATTAGGAAGAGCAAAGCCACAAAGCTCTGATGATCAACCAAATTTTTTTAAAGATTTATTTTTAAACAGAGCAGGTGGCGGTGGTAAAGATTATATGATGCCTGATGAAGCTAGCACTAGAGCAGATTTAAATGAAGTTTTTATTATCGGTGGTGATGATATGAGAAAAGCTGAAGAAATAGAAGCTAAAAGAATACTACCGTCTTTATACGATCAAGCTATGAAAGTAGTAGATGCAGCATTAGATATAGATGATGAAGATGAAAAAATGAAAATTGTAAATGACATTAATAGATCTTTTGATAAAACAGAGGGATCTGGATTTGCTAGATCTGCTAATAGTTATTATAGAATTATTCAAAAATATGGTTATCTACTTAACAAAGATAGAATGGGTTTACCTAGCATGCCTGGTATGGAAGTATCTGGAGATAAAATTAAACTAGCACTTGAAATAGCAAAACAAAGAAATCCTGGTCAAAGAATAACAAATAAAGATCTTCAAGAAATCATGATTATGCTTGAAGATTTACCACCTAAATCTATGATGATGGATACCACTACAGGAGAGGGTGCTAATATATTTAGAGTTAAAGAAGCTAAAGGTGGCAGAATAGGTTATCAGACAGGTGGTATCACCATGGCTAACACACTTGCAGAAAACATAAGACGTAACTTAGCTAACCAACGTGCAGTTGCGGCTCAATTTGATGCTGCAAGAAAAAGATTACAAGAACAATCAGTTACACCTTTTAATCCAGAGGCACGAAGTCAAGCTAGAGCAGCACTATTTGGAGGACCTCCTTCAGGAAGCTCTACACCATCTTCAGGCATCGGTCGTACAATAACGCCTATGCGAGTGCCAACAATAGAAGGACCTCCACCTGCACCACCTGTAGCAGGATTAGGTGGATTAACCCCAGAAGCTTTTGACAAGTTATCTGAAGCAGAACAAATAAAAAGAATGGATGCAGAGGCTGCTAAATTCGAAGCAGATTTACAAAAATTCGGTAGTTTTGCTGATGGTAGAACTCTTGATCTTGGAGCAGGCAGAATAGCTTATCAAGATTTATTAAGAGTTTTTCAAAATGATTATCCTGCTGAGTTTGCAAAATTAACTGGTAATGAAACACTAGCAGAGTTAGATCAAAAATTATTAGATTTAGGAGATTCAAATTTTGCAGTTGGTGGTAGAGTAGGTTATCAAACAGGTGGTATTACAGAACAGAGAACATTACCACCAGAGTTTGTAGAAGCGGCACAGAAAACATTTTTAACAGATCTATCTAGACAAGCTGGTATACCAACAATCACCACAGCTATCCAACAACAGCCAGGTGAAACAGCACAGCAATTTGCAAATAGACAAGCACAAGCACAACAGTTTCAAATTACGAAAGCAGGCATGGCAGAGCTTGCACCACAGGTTGCAGCGCAAGATCCACTACAAGCTGCAGCTTATGCACAAGCAGTTGATCCAACAAAAGGACTTGGAGCGTTTCAGCCATTCTTGACAAAAGCAGGCACAGCAGCGGATGCAGCAGCAGGGTTAACAGGACCTATGACAGCAGCACAACAAACTGCATATACATCGCCTTTTCAACAACAGGTTATAGATACAACTCTTGCAGAGTTTGATAAACAAGCTAAGATGAGAGAAAACCAATTAGCAGCATCAGCATTAGGAACACCTGGTGCATTTGGTGGTGGCCGTGAGGGTGTACAAAGAGCCGAGTTTCAGGCGACAAGTGACGCTAACAGAGCAAGAATATTAGCCGACTTACAACAAAGAGGTTTCCAACAAGCAGCTACTGCAAGACAACAAGACCTTGCTAATCAAATGGGTATCTCTCAACTTCAATCAGGTCTAGGTGGTGCGGCACAAGACTTTGCTAGAGCACAGATTTCTGGTCTTGGTACATTAGGTGCAGGTCAACAAGCACAAACTCAAGCAGTGTTAGATGCACAGAGACAAGCAGCAGCGATGGCAGTAGAAGATCCAAGAAGAAGATTAAGTATGTTCGGTCAGGGTATATCAGGGTTGACACCTGGAGCTGGTACAGTTCAACTTATGCCAACTGAAGCTCCAGCAGCAGGGCCTAGCCCTCTGATGCAGGCACTAGGTGTCGGGTTAGCAGGTGCTGATATCTATGGCAGAATCTTTGGACCAAGGAAGACATCATAATGAGTAGAATATTAAAAAGACCAATGTTTAGAAGAGGCGGGTCTACTAATACAGGTATCATGTCTGGGTTAGTTGATAGAAAAAACTACAAATTTGGTAGTATGACTGAAGATCAAATTAGATCTAACATAGATATGTTAGTAGGACTACAAGATCAGTTTGCACCTCTGCCTAAAACAAGATTACCTTTGGGTGAGGTTGGCCTTGCTCTTGCATCAGGTGCAGATCCAATACAAGCTTTAGGTATAGGATATAAAAAATTTGTAAGTGACGATGATAAAACAAGAGCTCTTAGAGAAAAAAGAAAATCAGCAGCTGTATCGACAGTCTTGGGACAGGCTCTTAAACCAACTAAAGATACAAGAACAGATATAGAAAAGAAATTAATAGCAGCTGGATATATACCTGGAACTCCAGAGTATGAAGCAGCTATGTCTACTTTATTATTTAAAGATGTAAGACAAAGAGATGGATTTAGACCATTAACTGGAGATGAGGTACAAAAACTCATAGAAAGCGGAGTTAAGTTAGACCCTAGTAAAGCTTATCAAGTAAACGTAGATAGAACTTCAAAAGATTTTAACAAGATATCTTTAGTTGGTGGCGGTGGAACAAATATAACAATAGGCGATAAATTTGAAGGTCAAAAAGAAGGTATTGTTCAATCAAGCCCTGCAAGAGATAAAATAATTCAAGAAACTAGTTTTGTTCAGAGACAATTAGGTAATCTTGATGAGATTCAGAAATTACTTACAGAAGATCCATCATTAGCTGGCCTTGCAGGTTTTACTAGAAGAACTGCAAATCAAATTATAACAGCTGCTAAAGATTTTAATTTTGATTTAACAGGTCCTATTAAAGCACTTGGCGCTGAAGATTTAGTGCTTGACACAGATATCGCAAAATTAAATGCTATAGAGGATTTACTAGTTCCTGCGTATGCTAGAGTATTAAATCCAAATACAAGAATAACAAACTTAATGTTACAAGAAGCAAAAGCAGCTATTGGACTTACTGGTTTGACTGGTTCTGATGCAATAAGAGCAAAGTTAAAAGAAATAAGAGATCAGTTTCAAACTTATATAGATGATCAAAATAGATTGTTAGGAAAAACTTTAACGAATCCAAAAAAATTTAAAATTGTTAATGGTAAACTTGTGGAGCAATAATCATGGGTATAATTAACATAGAGGGTTTAGGTGAGATAGAAATTAAAGGAGATACTCCTACACCAGAGGAAGAAAAAGCAATTTTAGAAGCTTTAGGCGCAACAACAGATACCACAGACACCACAGAAACAGAAGAGGTCGACACTAGTAAAGTAACACCGGATATAGGTGACGTGGAAAAAGGTTTAGAAGCTGAAACAATAATTCCTGAACTGATAGAAACAGAAAAAGCTGAAGGTTTAGATAGTATATTTTTAAGTAGACCTGTTTTTGAAGCAACGGGTGCTGTTTTTGGATCAGTGCCTGGAACAGCTTTAGGCCCTGCAGGAACAGTTGCGGGTGGAGTAGCAGGTGCTTCCGCTGGTGGTCAGTTATATGATATATTTCAGAGTTTTGTAATGAACGAGCCTACTGATTTTACAACGCAAGCTAAAAGATTAAAAGCAGATTTTCAAAGAGAGGCTGTGCTACAA